ATGCTGGAAAATAGTGAAAAAGGGTATAATGTGGTCAAAAAAGCATGCACAATTATGCACAGCTTGGTTGACGATTGGAAGCCGCGCCCCTGCACTTCCCGCCCTGGAAAACCGTGGCGGGTTGTCATCCCGGAACGCATATCCCACACGGGGAAACAGACCTCAAAATATTTCGCCACAAAAGGCGAGGCTGAAGGATATATTGCGGAACAGATACGCAATTTGAAACGTTTTGGAACGGTAAACGGAAAAACGATCGATCTTGATGCTTATAAGTGGAACGCGGTTGATGAAATACTGTCAGAAATAGGGGTGACGCCTTTAGAGGCCGCCACCCATTACGCGGCGCTTGTGAAGCGGGCGGGCTCGGTGGCAAAGCTGGGAACATTAGTAGAACTGGGGCGCGGGGTGGCGCCGCCGGACGCGGATATGTCCCCCTCCCTCCGGGAACTTGCCAGCACGGCCAGCACGGCTAAAGCGCACAACAGCCGCGTGACGGTCCTGTCCCGGAAAACGCGCCTGGGGCGCCTGGAACGTCTTTGCCCGGATCTGGTGGCCAGACCATGCGCGGCCATTACGCCGGCCATGATCCGGGATGCCCTGGACACATGCCACGCCGGCCACCCTACCAGCTGGAACAACCTGAAGCGCGAGCTTGCCACCCTGTTTAACTTTGCCATCAAGCGCGGCTGGATCATTAAAAATCCCGTGGATCCCATAGACAAGCTTCCCGTGCAAGAAGCGGAAATAGTGGCATTGACCCCGGATCAGTTGACCGCCTTGTTCCGGGCATGCTCGCCGCCCCAGGAGATAGACAGGACGGCGCCGGTTTATCGGCGGCGCGTGGCGGCCCAGGACACAACGGATTTACGTTTGTATGTCGCCCTGGGGGCCTTTGCCGGCATCCGTCCCTGGGAACTTACCCGGCTGACATGGGCGGATATCTCCCTAGAGGACGGCGTTGTTTCCGTCCGGGCCAAACATTCCAAGACCGGCGGCGCCCGCCATGTGACCATTCAGCCCGTGCTGAAGGCGTGGATCCTGGCGTGCCGGCCACACAACGCGGGCCCGGATGATCCCGTCATCAATCCGCGGGATCTGAAAACGCGCCTGTTTGCCCTCCGCACCCGCGCCGGCTATTCTCCGGAAAATCCCTGGCCGCATGATTGTCTAAGACATTCTTTTGCATCCTACTCCATGAAAGCCGGGCATGATCTGAACCAGTTAAGCCATGATATGGGCCATGTCGGAACCGACTTGTTGAAAACCCGTTACCTGAATATGCGCGGACTGACCAAAGATTCTGCCGCGCGTTACTGGTCCCTGACGCCGGAATATCTGGCCACCGGCGGCGAAACAGCCGGCCACACGGCTTGACGGGACAAAAAAGGGAGATCCCGGAAGGGGGATCTCCCTTGAAAGGCCGTCTTACATGCGCGGTTCGGAAAGAATGACTACATTATATTGTGAAGACACGGCGTCTTCCCGGCGGCCAAAGGTAAAGACGCGCCCGGAACTGTCCACAAATTGCCGCCCCTTGAGCTTCCGCAGTTGATGCCCCATGCTCTGATTCTGGTTTTTGCCGCTGCAAATAATGTCCACCAGCCCCAGATCCCCGGCCACGCCCATCACAGCTTCCACCGTGTACAGGTGCGTCAGCTGCGTATGGGGCGCTTCCGGCGTTTCCGGCTGTATCTTGTCCGCAAGGGCCACCAGCAGCCGTTCCAGGGCATTCCCCCGGACGTCCCCGCCGTCCGTGGTGGCCGGGCGTTTGGTAAAGGGGGAGATAAAGCCCGCCGTCATGACGATGGATCCCACTACCTCCGAAAATCCTTCAAAGGACGGCATGGCGGACGCGGAACACACGGACGGACAGCCCTGTTCATTCCAATGCCAGACCAGGGACCACAAGGCCATAAGCATTTCCCGGCGCCATTGCGGGCGGCTGAATACTTTTTCCGTTAATGGATTGGCAATGTTTTTTTCGACGGACTTGCACACGTCAAACAGGTCAATAATCAGGCTGCGTCGCTCAATGTCCGGCGTTACCGTCAAATTGTTCCCCGTGCTGACAATCTGCATGCGGTTGACCCCGCAAAACTCCTTATTGCCTCCCAGGACGCGATCAGAAATGGCCTCGCTGGTGGCATACTGGTTCAAAGTCGTGCTGCTTAAATTGATCAGGTCATCAATGAGGACATACGGCGCCCCGGAAATAAGCTTGGTAAACAACAGCTTTTGCAGGGCGGCGTCATCCTTGGGAAACGGCGTGGCGTTCGGCACTCCATAAATGGGGCCTAGCGCAAATTTGGCAAGCAGCGTTTTACCCGTCCCCGGCTGGTTGCCTATAATAAGAATCATGGGTTGTCGCCCGATCAGGTGGCGGCAGAACTGCCCCAGCATATACGCCATGAAGCAGGATGCGGAACGGATATGCGTGATAGGCCCGGCGGATTTTTCCGCCCATGGGAAGGACGCCAGGGCTCTGTTCATCGCCCGGAGAACAGCATCCACCGGCCAAACCTTGTTGGCGTCCCATGCCACGGTTTCCGCGCTGTAAATGCGCGTGGCCGGATCATAGCCGGCGGGCAGGATCCGCAGGAAGCGTTCTCCCTTGGGCCCTACGCCCCAGGCGGGCAGACGCACGGGCATGATTTCCGCAATTTCCGGCACGGCGGCCCGCAGATAATCACTCGCCAGAATCAATTCCGCCATATTTTTCCCCATGCTTTCCACCGGATCTTCCGCACTGGCGGAAAAGGTCATGTATTGTTCGATCCACGTTGTGAAACGCCGGGGATCCATGGGCCTTTTTTCAAGTTCCGTCGTTTCCCCGTCCTGGTTGGTGCTCTTGATGGTGCTGATGGTCACATACTCGTCATGATACCGGTACAGGGCGCCGCTTGGCAGGTTGTCCGCTACCGCCTGGGCGATCAGGCTCACTTGCTGGTTGGTGCGGATATTGGGGCGTCCGTCCACCATGACGGGCGCCGCGCCTAATATTTGCGCGGTGGTCAAATCACTCATGATCTTGCCGCCTTTCTTGGTTGCCGCGCGGGCATGGTCAGGATGGGAACGCCGTGGACCGCGCCGGGGTTCAAGTAAAGCAATTCCTGCAGGCGCGGTTGGTCGTATTTGAAATAGGTTCCGTTTTCCCCGGTGGCTCCGTGCCTCATGCAGCCGGGCAGGCGGGACAGCCGTACAGGCGTCATGGCCGCGGCGTCCGCTCCCACGGCGGACAGCCGCAAGACGTATTCTGACTTAATGGCGTTGAATTCCTCCGGCGTGGCGGCGGAAATTTTCACCAGGGCATGGACGGATTTCCCGCCGCTGGTGTAAACGGCCACAACCGGATCCGCAAGCTGCACCAGAATTTTCAGCCATACGTCCGCGGTCAGTACGTCGCTTTCCAGGACCAGGAAGGGGAAGGACGTGCAGCATGCCGCATGCCGCCGCCCCGGCATCAAATTTCCCATGGCATCCCGCTTGCCGGGGTTGGGTTCCCATTTGCCCGTCACGGGCGCCGTTAAGTACCAGACGCCGGCATCCCCGCCGGCAGGCAGGCGCGGGGCTTTTACGGGCTCCACGCCGGGTTTCCGCCCCAGCTTGTAAACGCCATCCTTCACGATATACATATATTGACCCTGGGAGGCAAAGGCCGTGAATACCAGGATCCGCGCGCCGGCGGGATATAGTTCATTCAGCAGCAGTTCCCCCCAGGCGCGGGGGTTGCCGGGGATTTCCACCGGGCTATGATCCCTCAGCCAGTCAAACGTGATTTCTTCCTCCACCCGGCCCGCCAGCGCAAGGGCCAGATCTTCATTCAATTCTTCCGCTTTTACCTTCCGCGCCTGGGGCGCCGGGGGCAGGGGACGCTGGTATTTGGGGGTTGCCTTGCGGGTGCTGCGGGCCCCGCGTTCCTCCGCGCTGATAGCCCGGTAAAGCACCCTCATGAAGTCGTCGCGGGCGCTCTGGCAGGATTGATGGAAGCAATATTCATGCGGCTTTCCTTCGCCGTCAAACCAGATACGCCAATCCCGCGGCCCGCTTTGCGTGGTATGCAGCGCGGCGCCGGGGCAGGGGGCGCACCCGTCTTCCCCGATTGGATAGCCTAAAATTTCCTCGGCAAGTTCCTTGTGTGATTTCATGCGTGAAATTTGAAAAGTGAAAGTTGGTCAGGATAGTTCATCCACAGGCATTCCACCCGTTTTTTCCCCATGCCGGCGCGGGCTCCGTAGCTGACCTTGCACCAGCCGGAAAGGGCGTTGTTGTAAAGCGCGTTGTCGTACCCGCACAACACCACTTTCCCCCGGCAATCCAGAACCAGCCGCAACAGGTCTTCGTGTTGTGCATCAGTGAATTCGTGCGTGTAGGATCCTTCACGGGTGCGGGTGCTTTTCAGGTAGGGCGGATCAATGAAATGCAGGGTTTCCGGGTCGTCATGCCGTGAGATCAGTTCCAGGGCGTCCCGTTGTTCAATGTACACGTTCCGAAGCCGTTCAACGGCCTTTTCCAGCGTTTCCGGAAGGTTTTTCCAGTCAGCCGCCACCGTGGGCTGACGGTTCCGGCTCACCCGGAAGCCGGAAGAAGCGTCCCGGAATGCGTCATTGGCAATGCCGAACCAGGAGCGCACCAAAAAGCGGCGGGCACGTTCCACGGGATCCTTGACTGGCCGGGCATGGTTCAGTTCTTCCCGGCTGCAAGGCGTCAATCGGATAGCATCAATAAGTTCCCCGGAATTCCCATTCCTCAATACCCGGAAAAAATTCACCACTTCCCCGTCCAGGTCATTATAAATTTCCACCGCGGAAGGGGCCTTATTCAGCAGGACGCCGGCGGATCCGCCGCACGGTTCAAGATAACAGAAATGCGGCGGGAAGTGTTCAATGATTTCCCGCGCGTATCGGTTTTTCCCTCCTAAATATCGCAGTACGGCTTTCATTTTTTATTCAATGACTTATGAAAAAAATAAGTTAATTGTTTTCCCGTCGCATATATAACTTTGAAAATATTTCATATTTAGAGCAACCCACGCTTGGTTTTCATTTTTTCTGAAATAAAGAATTTCATTTTTCCCGGCGTTTATATCCACTTTTCCAATCAGGTCTTTTGCAACTTCATAGGAAACAAACATTGACGCACAAGGGCCGTTTTTGAAAACAGGATTATAGATGCGTATTTCAAATTCATGTTCAGGATTCATTTTTTTACAGGGTAAATTCTTTCCCGTACAACGCTTTATATATATTGTTCCTTTTTTTCCGGGCGGTACGAATATCACATGTTTTCAAGTTGATATTTAGCGATATGATATGTTTACGGTCTGTGATCAGAATGTTGAACACGTACCCGTTTTCATTGAGCCGCAGGCAATAATCTTCATCCCCTGGATCATGAATTACTCCAATAAGCGTATATCGTTTTTTCATTTTATTATTCCTTTAACTTCCAATACCTTAAATTTGATCATCCACACCCAGGGATCCGCTTCCCCGCCGCCGTGCAGACGATCCCACAGCGTGAAAAAGGAATCTCTGGCGCGGATGCACATGCTTTCCGGGGCCAGATAGTTTTTCCAGCCGGTGGAGGACGTTTCTTCATCGTAAAAAATGCTTTCAATTCCTTCCGCCATAGCTTCTTCTTCAGTAATGGATTGTAGTTTCCTGACCTCAATATCAGTTATTTCCAGCAGAATCCGTGAGGCGCAACGGGGAAGGAACATGGCCTGACGCCGCCGCAAGACAGATCTGTCCAGCCAGGGCTTCACCCCCGCTTTCCGGCAGTCTTCCAGGCATTGTTCTTTCAGGCAATCCAGCCAGGCGGCAGAATAACCGCCGCCCGGCTCGCATACCTTCCGGGCCCCGTCAGCCAGGTATTCCACTTCAAAGCCTCCCCATGGCAGGAACAACCCTACTTTCCAGTGTTCCCTCACCCATAGCCGTTCCCCCGGCTTCCCATAGGGGCATTTCACCACAGGATCCAGCCCTGGCGGGCATTTCCCGCGCGGATCCTGGAAAACGGCGCGCCAGATTCCCGATTCTTCTTCTGTGAAATGACATAGTTTCCAGGCATCTTCACCCAGGGGGATTTTCCAGTCCGGCCAGCCATTGAAACGTTCTAAGCCCCGCGTGCGGCTGGTCTGTGTTTTCCAGCCTTGCAGCAGCGCCCGCACCATATCCGCGGAAAAGGCAATGGGGCGTTCTTTGATATATGTTTTCATAATATATTGAAGGTTATTTTTTTATTTCATCAATCAGGCGCAAAATTTCTTTCTTGTGCCGGTAAAGCACATCTTCCCCCACGCCCAACCGGTCACATAGTTCCCGCCAGGTAAAGGAGCGGGGATCCCCTATCCCAAGCAGTTTTACCAGGATGCCGGCATTAAGCGCCAGATGCCACAGGGTCAAATCCATGCTGCCGGGATGGACGCGCAGCAGCCGGAAAAACTGTTTCACCACGTTTTCCCGCTTGGCGTGGTAGTATTCATCCAGCAGCACAAGCTGATCCTCCGTGAATTCCTCACGCGGAAAATCAGCGGGCAATCCTTCCCCCGCCTCATTTTCCGCCGGCGGATGAAAAGGAAGCTGTTCCAGATCCTTCACTCTGACGCGCAAATACCATGCGGCATATTTGTTGCTCATAAAAAACGCTAATTGTTAAGCACTCCGAGTTTTATTTTATTCTTTTTCAAGGTCATGTGGAGATCCACAAACAGGGACGCTCCTATTTTCACCATGACCAGCGTTCCGTTGTTGCGCCAGGTCCGCAGCGTTTCTTTGCTGGGGGCGCTGTCCGGCAGGAACAGGCCCGGCGTTTTGGGCAAATCATACAGGCGGCAAAAGCGGGGCAGATATTTGATCTGATCCCCTGCCGTTTGCACGTTCCCCACGGCCACCACGCTTTCAGGATTCACTTGTTCCATTTTCGTTGCTGGGCTTGAATTCACATTTCGCATAAACTCCGGCCATCCCCATCATTTGTTTCAGATTCTTCAGGGGGATTTCAGAGCATCCCAGGCCCTGGGCCAGAAGAATTTCCGTAACCAGCGAACCGGCCAACGCTTCCAGTTGCACACGTGGCAGACCTTCCACCAGTTCCCGCGCATTGTTGATAACGTTTTTTATGATGTCATCCGGCGGAACGTTGGAGAGTCTTTCATGGATGATATTGATATTCCGCCGGTCTCCCATGGGGGCCGGATTGAATGCTGTATTTATTTTCATGATTCTAATCGGTTGTTTATCTCAAATTCAGGTCAGGATCCGCGCCGTTGACCACTACGGGGGCGGGAGTGGGGAACATTGCCGGCGCCGGGCATGTTACGGGCTCAGGGGCCGGGACAGGGGGCAATGCTGCCGGGGTCATGTTCCGTCCCTGACGGGTCAACGCTTCCCTGGTCAACAACGTGGAAATATCTATTCCCGCCTGCGCGGCCTGAATGGCGAGAGTTCCAAACGTTAGTGCCGGAATTTGCAGGGTGATATTACTATTATTCGTAATTTTGTTTCTCATAGCTGGACTAACAACTATGAAAAATCGTAAAAAACGTCAAGTCTATATTTCGTATTTTTCGGAAATTGCAGTTTTCACCCTTGCTAATTATTCAAGATTTTAGTAAACCGTCACGCATGGATTATTCTGTTGAAAGCATAAAAAAATGGTTAAAGGGTGCCGGAAAAGATCGTAACTGGTTGGCAAAGAAGCTTTATGTTAGTAAATCTACTGTTGATAATTGGTTAGCTCCTTCTACTCCTACGCCAATACCCAAAGCGAAGCTTGCTTTCATTCAACAGCTCATGGAACAATCAAAAACTATTGAAAATAAAAAGGTTAATTATGATGATGTTCTTACTTTTCCCGTACGTCTAACGCCGGAGGAATGGAAAGCCCTTCTTCCCCCGGATATTGATCCGTCAGACTATGCCGCCGCGGAAAGGCATATCCGCAACCTTCTTCAATCCATCGTGGATTCTACCCCACCCATGCCGCGCCCCCAAGAGCCAGACAACAACGCATAATCCTTCTACGCATTAAAGGCCAGCTTTCTCTTTTTCAGGAATTGCTGGACAATGCCGGGAAAGCACGCTATCACGAGATTATGTCTATAAAATATACAAGTATTATCATCATATCTCTTCTTTCCTGCATTGTTGCCTTGCTGGGTGTGCTGGTATATTCCGCTCCCCCTGCGGAACAGCAGCAAGAAGTTACTCCGCAGATGGGTCAACCTGTCACAGAATATGATTATAAATGGTATGCTATTGATCCAGTGATGCTTATTGCAGGGAATAACATGAATTATAAAAAACAGATTACCCCGGATATTATACACTTTCCGGACGGCTGGGAATATGTGGCGCCCTTGCATTCTGGAACGGCAGGTGTTGAATATATTCTTTTGCGCCGGCCAAAAAACGCCCGAAAACCGTTCAAACAGCCCATTAGGAAAGGGCTTTATGATTCATCCTCGCAGAAATTGAGGGATTGGAAAGGCGCCGCGACTGTTCTTGATATGACCATAGGCGCCCCTAAATAAGCCGCCCCACAAAAAACGGCGGCCATCTCTGGCCGCCGCCTTTTGTAAGGAATTGGATTGACCAACATCCCAGGGGCTACCCCCTAAACATGCAAAATTTCAATCCACGCCCCGGAGGGCGACATCTGAAAGAACAAGATCATGGAAACCGAACTGCAAAAAATTTATTCCGCCCTGGAATCCCAGGTAACCTCCAGCCCTGTAGTGTCCTCCTTCATCCATTACTGGATCGACGAAGAAGGAGGGTGCGATGAACGCCCCTCCAAACCATCTGGAGAGCGCCTCAATGTGTCTTACTATGACCCGTGCGATGCGGAGGATCAGGCGGAGATTGACCGAGTTATGAAAGTCATAAAAACTGCCATATCGGAATCCCCCGTAAGCATTTACCAAAACTACTACAACGAAGACGAAGGCGAAGAGTGGATTGACGGTGTGTTCGCTCGTGGAGTCCATGCAACAGAATGGGGAGTTGATTATTGATTAACTAATCCCAAAGAATCATAACAATAAACTGAAAGAACAAAACAATGAAGGAATACTCCTACACAACCACCACCTGCGGACCCGGCTAAAACTCACGCCTCCCTTAATGATGCCGTTGAATGGATTGCTGAATACATCATGACTGAAAAGGCCCGTTGCTTTTCGCCCCATCTCTGGATTATTGATGAAAACGGAAACATGATTGGAGACATTCATTTTTCCGGCTTGGTTCGCCCAGCCGGGGATTTTTTGCGTGGAAAATAAAAAAAAGACACAATGGGGCTTTTTTCTCTTGCTGAAAAGTACCCAATGTGCTAATTTGTACTCATGCCAAAGAAGATACGGGAGTTAATCAAAATGCTTGAAAAGGCAGGATTTACCCTTGACCGTTGCCGGGGTGATCATCGCCAGTACAAAAAGGGCGGTTTGCTTTACACCGTTTCCGGCAAGCTGGGACAAGACGCCCAGCGTTACCAAGAAAAGGACGTTGAAAAACTCTGTAATCAGGAAAGAAAGAACAAGAAGCATGAAAAATAAAACTCATTATACGCGCGTTATTGAATGGTCTGAAGAAGACCAGCTTTATCTAGGAAGCCTCCCTGAACTCCTGTTCGGGCATTGCACCCACGGGACTACTGCGGAAGAAGTAAACCGCAATCTTGACGAATGTGAAGAAATGGCCCTGGAATCCTTGAGTGAAGAACCGGTCCGGGGGGTACGGGTACTAGTTTTTGCTCCCGGAAGCCGCCGGAACTGGATTGTGAAAAACAAGGTAGCTAAATTACGGCAAAACCTGGACATGGGCCAGAAAGAATTTGCCGCTCTCCTGGGAACATCCCCATCCACCCTGAAAAAATGGGAAAGCGGGCAACGCACTCCATCAGGAGCGGCGGCCAAGCTCCTGGAAGTCCTGGAACGCAATCCGGAAGCCGTCTTAACCAAGTAACAAAAAAGGCGCCCTCCAAACGGGGGCGCCTTTCTTTTTGCCAGCGTTTACAGGCGGGCGAACTGAAGGTGCATCCAGTCATAATTCCGTTCACGGCCCAGAGAAACGGCCCCATGGGCTTCCCATATCCGCCACCACTCTTCACACTCCGGGCGGGAAAGCCCGGCATGGGGGGCTTTGCAGGAATAACTGTTCCGTGCCGGGTCAAAGTCCAGGGCAATCCCCCAGGCGTGCATGCTCTTGCTTTTGCCGGTGGCCGTGCTGCGGTCATTGTAGGAACCTCCATACTGGTCCAGGTGAAGCGCGCGGATCCGGTCCAGGCCATACGCGGCCAGGACTTCCGCCAGGGCCGCCTGAACGTCCTGTGCGATCGCCTGATGCACGCGGATCGTTTTCACGGGCCTTCCCTCATAATATAAAGGATAAGGGGGGACAATAGAAACAAGGTTGTTTTCGTCCCCTGGCCGCCCAAAAATGGAAAGACCGGCCCGGACGGTTGCCTGGTCAGGCCAAGACCGGGGCAGGGCAATGTCCAGGGCGGCGGCAATGCCGCGGGCCGTGGCAGGGCCGGGGATGCCGTCAGGCGTCACGTTCACGGCGGCCTGGACCGCGGACCATATTTCATGACAGCGCAATTTCAGAGCTACGGCGGCCAGCGTTTTAGGCCCCGGCAAACCATCCGCTTTCAGCCCCAGGGCTCGCTGAACGGGTTTGAATTCCTGATATTCTTTGATAATCATATAATTATTTAATTGTTAAATAGTTGGAACTTGTAAGAAAAACTTTACAGTTGGTCAGTATTCCGCACATCGGAGGATCACCATGCACGCAATGGGGAAACAGAACGCGACAACGCTTGCCTCCATTTCACCGAATGCGGCAAAAACGCCGGCCATCACGCACCCCATCAGCGGCAAAAGAACGGAAGGGTTCAGCAGCTTATTCACCGCTACGGCCTCCTCTCTGATGTTCCAGGGCGGAAAGCCTCCCGTCCATGGTTCGCAGGATTTCCGCTGTTTTGGCGGCCGTCTCCGCCTGTGTAGCGGCAAGGGCGCGGAAATCGCAATACACGAACACGCACGCCGCGATGCCGATAAACATCACAATCGTATCCTTATATTCTCGCACAACGGCCAAATATTCTTTAAGGGGTTTGCACATGGCCTTATTTCTTGGAAGGGATGACTTGCACGACGGGCGGAACGTCCGTTTCCGGCTGGGCCTGGGAATAGGAGATATGCCCCTGCTCAATGACGAGGCAGGAGCCGTCTTTGCAGACCACCGTCTTTTCCGGCGTCACGTCCACGGAATGACCGCAGCCGGGTTGCGTCAGAATCCCCGCAGCAACCAGGGCCCCAATCACAGCTCCGGCGATGACTTTTGCCCAACTCTCTTTGATACCCCAACCGGTCAGGAGACCAGTCAGCCAACTCACTTTTTCTTTATTCGTGCTCATATTATTTAGTAGTGAAATGCTTGAAAAACTCCACGGCGGCGGGATCGGTAATGACGAACTCCGGGTAATCACGGGAAGTGAACACCCTGCGCCCGCCCTGCGGATTGACGGCCTCAACGGTCAGTTCCACGGCAAAAACGTATTCGCTACGATCATTCGCTACATCATACGTCATAGTAATACCTAACCGCGCCCACACCTGCACCGCCTGCCACGGTTCCGCCAGTTCAACCAGAGCGGACACTACCGCCTGCATGGCCAGGGCCTGATCCGCTGGAATTTCGTCCTGCGTAAAGCGGGCCGGAGGTCTATAACCGCCCTTGTCCTGATAAATGGCCGTCAGGGTGAATTCTCCCCACTCGCCGGGCCGGGGAAACTGTATCTGTATCTCTGAATTATTCATGCTCAATCTTCGGTAGTCGTTTCGGCTTCCGGATCAACAAAATCCTCCACCGCCTCGGAGACAATGATATTGCTCTCCATGGAGGAAAACCCGTAATATGCCGGATTGACGTTATTGCAATGCAAGTGCATCGTCGCAGGAAGGAACGCTCCGGCCAACGCCCAGCTGTTGGTATTCTCCATATCAAGATAATATCCGGAAAAGGGATAAATACTCTCAAAGCAATGAACCCCCTTCACCGTGGCGATCTTGACGCAGCCGCGGGAAGAATTCCCGCCATGCAGCAGCCACAACGCACCCCTGTCTTCGGTATCGTATCCCCCGTCCTGGTATTGCTCGTAAACCACCGCGTACACGCAGACGGGATAACCAGTGTTAGAAGACGTCTCCGGCGCGAGGGCCTGCGTCGTCTTCATCTTCCATTTCTGCTCGGCATTGGAATAATAAATCTCCCGGACACGAATATGATACCCTCCCGCGTCCGCGTCCCGGACATGATCAAACGTAATATCGATAATCTCCCCAATCCTGTAGCCGCCCGCCGCCTGATCCGGCACCAGCGTAAACGCGTCCCTGTCCCTTCCCATGCGCGCGACCGTTGTCATCTGTCCGAACCTGGCCGTGAATTTCGTGCTGACAGCCGGCAGGCGCAGCGGGGCCACCCACCCCCGGATGCTGGAATAATTGTGCATGGGCCTCGCGTTGGTCACAAGGCCGCACTTCACGGTAAAGGCGGACTTGGGAGGAACATTGAAATAAAGGGAATTGGGTTCCTTGTCTGTTTTGAAAACCGTCCCGTTGGAAGACGAGCAATTCGCCGGGAGCGGATAACACCTGACGGAAAAAGCGTCCGTCACGGCGGCCTGCCCGGCGGCGTACAGGCGGTTGACGCCGGATTCATTGGTCGGCGCCCCCACGGCCAGCGGGATGTTGACGCCTCCGTTGGCGTTGACGGCGCTTGAAAACATGGCCGCCCCCGCGCAGTTGAAGCTGGCGCCCTGGGAAATATTCAGGATGCCGGATTCTACCATGAATGTCCCGCGCAGCCAGCCGCCCGATTGGAGATCAACGGACTGGTAAAACCGGGTGATGCCGTAAATCTGATTACAAGTCCCCGCGCTAACGGTTCCATCCGGCCTCCCGGCGATCAATGGCCCGTTGATGGCAGCCGATTCAGCGGTCAGGGCCCCACCAATGTCCACATCGCCAACGTTGGATCCCAGGGTTCCCGGATCTCCCTTTTCCCCTGGCGGCCCCTGGGGTCCTTCCGGGCCGCGTTCCCCGGTTTCCCCTTGCGGCCCCTGGGGTCCTTCCGGGCCGCGTTCCCCGGTTCCCCCTTGTGGTCCCTGAGGTCCTTCCGGGCCGCGTTCCCCGGTTTCCCCTGGCGGCCCCTGGGGTCCTTCCGGGCCGCGTTCCCCGGTTTCCCCTTGTGGTCCCTGAGGTCCTTCCGGGCCGCGTTCCCCGGTTTCCCCTTGCAGCCCTTGGGGCCCTTCCGGACCGCGTTCCCCGGTTTCCCCTTGCAGCCCTTGGGGCCCTTCCGGACCGCGTTCCCCGGTTTCCCCTTGGGGGCCACGGGGGCCTTGTGCCAAAATAATTTCCACCCGGCCCGTTTCCGCACCGGGCAGGGTGGCCGTTACGTACCATTCTGCACGCTGTTGCGGATCCGCCGGCGTGACACGTTGGGCAATATCTATTTCCCCCTTCAGGAGCGGCATTTCCGCACCTCCTGGGAAGGTCAGGAACACGTCATAAAAAGCCCAGCCGGCGGAAAGTCCGGGAAAATTGATGGCAACAATATTTTCGGGATTGACGGCGCTGCAATCCAGCAGCCGGACACAGGCGCCGGACATAGCAACGGCGGCGCGGACCGTGCAACCGGCCAGATCCACTTCCTCCGGTGGATCAAGCGTCAAAACCAGCTCCCCCGGAACATGTGCCGTGGCGGAAAAATTGAATGTAGCGGGCTCTTGCATATAACTATATCCCCACCGTCTCTTTTGCCCTTACTCCGACATGACGAGCTGGCCGGGCTTCCAGGTTTCAAGAATCCTTTGTATGTCCTTCAACGTCAATGTTTGCTTTTCCGTTGCCGACAGGAGCGAGGATGACAGGCCCAGGCTCTTTCCGCCGTTGCCTACTTCAACGCCGCTTTGTTTGATAATGTCATTCAGGCCGGGGCCGTCTCCCAGGGATTTCTGCCTGGTCTGGATTCGTTCAAGCGCTACGTCGCGCCGGGCCATTTCAGCGGCGTCCTTTTCATCCATGCCGGCGGCCTGGTAGCTTTTCGTTTTTTCCCGCAGGGCTATTTCATCCCGGATCTTTTGCGCCCGTTGATCAAGCCCCGCTATTTCCGCGGCCATTAACTCCTGATTCCGGCGCGCCCCGGATTCCATTTTTTCATAATCCTTCCTGGCGTCAGACAGTTCTGCATATTTTTTCCTCAAATCGTCCAGGGCCTTAATTTGATTCATCACGGCATCCGTAGGTTCCTGCCGGGACAATTCGGCAATGCGGGACGTGATGCCGGCCATGCCGGGCTCGGAACCCATGCCGCGGGCTTCCCGGTCCAGCCATTCCCCGCGTTCCCGGAGGCTTTTTTTCTTATAGGCGCGGTCAGATTCACTTTTCATCCAGGAGGCTTCCAGTTCCCGGAGTTTCTTCCGGTTCTGCTCCGCTTCCCTTTCCGCCTTTTCCCGTTCCTTGGCGAGTTCTGCTAGGCGTTTTTCCGCGGCGGCCTGTTCCCGGATCCGGGCCAGGGCTTCTTCACGGGACGATTGATAAAGGGTGTAAAGATCCGTCAGGCTCCCCACCACGGCGGCCTGATCCTTCCATTCCTCCGATTCTTCGCCGGCGGTCTTGGCGACATATTCCAGTTCTTCTTCCGCGCGGCGCAAATTGTTCAAGATCCTGTTCCCCACGGCGTCCACATCCGTTTCCGTGTTGGCATTTTTCATGCCTTCTTCATACGCCCTCCACTCATTATCAAGAAATTGTCCTTTTCTCACGCGATCGCCCGCACGGGTGCGGGCTTCCTGGTCATGCTCCCCGCCGGCGGGGGCTGCTGGCGCTCCGGAAAGCTGCCGGTAAATGTAAGAGATCCCTTCACCAATCGCCACCACGGCCAAACCTACCCCCGTTGAAATAATGGCGCCCTTGATGGCGACCATGGCCGCGCGGACGGATGCCGCGATTCCCGCCGCTGCGGCGCGGACCACGCCCGCCGCCGTGGCGGCGCCCGTCCGGATGGCATTCCACAATCCCGCCCAACTGCCTTTGGCGAGCAATACCCAGGAGGACATGGACGTCAGGCTGCCCTTTGTCTGCGCCATGGCGGCCACCATTTGAGAACGGGACGTGAGAAAAGCCGCTCCAATCCCAAGAACAGCTGTAGAGACATGATCCGCATTGTCCGCAATGAGGGCCAGGGCGGGCCCTACCGCCTCGCCTAACGCCATGGCGGCATCAGCGGCCCGGAACAGGAGATCCCCCGCTTTTTGCCCCCATTCCGCGGCGCCGTCCCCCCATTCCACCAGTCGGGCGTCCACTTGCTCCAAAAGGGCGCTTAACGGCCCCAGCAAGCCGGCGCCAAAATTTTCCTGCAGGTTGCCCCAGGCGTTTTCCGCCCGTTTCAGCAATCCTTCCCAGCTTTCCCCCACTTCCTTTTCCGCGTCTTTCAGGGGGCCGTCTTCCTTGGCAAGTTCCCGGATGGCGGCGGCCACGTCGTCAAATCCAATCCCGGCTTTCAGTTTCTCCTGAAGGGCATAGCCGGACAGGCCGGACGTTTTTTCCATGGCTCCCATCAGATCCACCTGGGCGGCGTTGAATGCCTCCATGATTTCAGAATTAAAACCTTTCAGCCCCCCGGAACCCTTGACCATGGCGGCCACCAGGGCATTCATTTTGCTTTGGTCCCCCTGGGCGATCGTGGCAAGTTGACGGACCAGATCAGGCGCGAAACTTTCGGAAATGCCGCCGCGGATTAACTGGGCGGCGTTTTTGAACATTTCCGTGGGGGTATATTGGGAGGTCAGGGCCCATTCGTTGATGGTTTCAAGGATGCGCTTTGCTTCATCCGCGCTTCCCGTCAGGCCCGTCAATTCCCGTTCCACGCGTTGGATGGCCGCAGACGGCGCGACAAAATCAAAAGCCTTTTGAACAGCTCCGTCAATAGCGGCAAAGGCCGTGGAAACCATGTCTTTCACGCCGGAAAACGCAAGGCCAAGCTGCGCTGTTTTAGCCGTGGTGGAATTCACCAGGGAATCCACGGATTTCTGAATTTCCGTCAATGCCTGCTTGAATTCAGCGGCATCCGCTCCCAGCGTCACAGTTACGTCAGACATTGCTTCAAACGGTTAAAATCCCATGAATCGCTCTACCCGGTCCAGGGTGGAACGGGAACAGTTTTTGGAAAACAGGGCATGGCGGGCGCCGGATTGCACAAGCACCATGACTTCCCGCTTTTTCACTTCATCCACCAGCCTCCGTTTGTTATGAAAGCCCGTGATGATATAGGCCAGAGGATCAAGGTTGTTCGGATCGTTCAGCCAGTTCCAGTCTTCCCAGCGCGCAAGCACTTCTCCCATGGTGTATTTCCCATCGCGGCTGCGTTTCCCAAACCACCAGGTGACAGCCCCGCCGGGCCCGGCGATCCCTTCGCCAATCACGCGGGAAAAACCCGGCGTGTTGTTCAGGAGGGGGAACCCCAATGTGATCAGGCACGCGGCAAGTTCCGTGTTGCGCGTGCTGTCAAAATCTTCCGGCGTCAGGATGGCGCCGCCGTCTTCGTTTTTTTTATCCGGCATAATATTGATAATTTGTTAAAATTGAATGAATAATTCGTAACTGCACTTATAAACCATGAACGTTTCCGATGTGCCGGAAAGCGCGGGGGTTGATGACGCCCCCAGGACTGCCCAGGCGGCGGGCGCGTCCTGGCCGTTCCGGCGTCCGGCAAGCGCGGCCATGACTTCCGCGCAGGCGCGGGAAAAGGCAGTTACGTCCAGCACCAGGGCGGCGGGCTCCGCTTCCGCGTACCGTTGCCGGTACATGATTTCACCGGAAATTTGGTAGGTGAAATTTCCGGAAATGATTTCCTCCGCGCCTGTTACATTCACCAGAAGGGCCTTGTCCCCTTCCTTCTCGCCGTCCGTTGGTTCCCAGACAGGCACGCCGGCGAATTCCGGGCGTTCCTGAAGCGCCTCCGCAATAATTTGTGCAACAATTTCGGTATTCATGGTTTATTTGCCGTAGATGTCTTCGTCCCAGCCGTCCGGACCGGAAAGCATGTAGGAATCCGTCACTTGCCATTCCTTCCCGGATCCTTCCACGGACGTCCCCATACACAGCCAGTTGAATTTTCCGGACGGGGATTCAAACGGGCCCGGCGGCGCGGCAATCGTGCATGCTTTCTGATAATTGATCGTTCCGGGATCCGTTACTTTGTAACGGGCTTGCAGCACAATTTGCGGGCTGTAAAAGCTCGTGACGCCCTTTTTTATCTTTTCAATCAATTTACTGTTATCATCCCCAAGAATGCTTCTGATGGTTTTTTGCTGCAATGGCTGCCCGTCTTTTGTTACGTCCACCAAAGACCCCATGCAGCCCCCGTTCACCAGCCTTTTCAGGGCGTCCAGCGTTTCCCCGGAATAGCTTTCCGCAAGGGTGTGCGTTAAAATGGGCTGCGGCACGCAGGTCACGGAAAGGGAATACTGCGGGCTTTCACGGGTGCTTCCCGGCATTTCAAATTCTTCCTCTTCCTTCCCGTCCATGGCCTGGCGGCGCACCCGGCATTCCGCAAAATCCCCGGCTTTCCGGGTAACGGTGGCTGTGATATTCCACAAATCCCCGCCGGCGGCTGATTGGCGGTCCGCATAGGCGCACATTTCAGCCCAGGTTCCTTCCCAGGTTTCTTCCGTATAGCCCCCGGAGACAGGCTCCCCTTTCCCTTTATTGACTACGCAATAACTGCGCTGTACTTGTTCAATCGCCATAAGTAGCTAAAAATGAATTGTCCTGTTCGATGATTTCAGCAATCCGGGAACGCATGGCACGTTGTTTTGCCCGGTCCGCATAGGCCCAGCGGGTAGCATTGCCTTCCTGGACTAGCCACGCATGGACGTATTGGAGCAGGATTTTCAACGGCATGTGCTTGATATAGTATTCCGTCCAGCCGGTCGCGCGGGCCATGATCATAATCAATCCCGCCCACCCGTCCGGCTCCGCTAGTTTTTTGAGGGCGCCCCGTCCGGATCCTTGATCCCCTCCGCCTGGGCAGACATGATCGCGTTCATTTCGCGCGTCATGCCCGCCACAATTTCCCCCAGCGCGCCAAACCCCACTTTTCCGGCAAAGGCCAGGACGGCCCGGCGGATGGCTGCCGCATCGTCAAAACCGCCGCCGGCCACCAGCCGCACCACGTCTTCTTCCGGCGCCGCGTGGATCCAGACAAATTCCGCCAGGGCGTACATGCTCATTTTTTCCGGAGGATTTTCCGCAGGCTCCGCGCCGTCTTCCAACAATGGACCTTCCCGGCGGCGGTTCAGTTGCGTCAGGCAGGAGTTATTCAGGAGTTCCAGCATAGCCATGCTTGACAGGCTGACAGGCCGGACTTTCAGGCCGTTCACTTCCGACTGGGGCAGATCGCCGGAAAGAATGGATGTGGTATTGGTTATTTCACGCATATAACTATATCCCCTCTTTCTCTTTCAGCTTCCCTTCCAGCACGGCTTCCATGATCCGCGCGCACGCTTCCCGGATCGTCCCTCCGTCACGCTCCACAATAGGGTGATAAAACGCCATTTGCCCGCAATGCACCGCGCACACGCCGCCGCGCGCCAGGCGGGCGATTTCCTCCAGATCGCGCGGATCACACGTCCGAACGCCAATCAGACGCCGCCCGCCCCGGAACTCCAGCACGTCCACCCCGGCGGACCCGTACAGGTATAACAGAATTTTTGAAATGGTTTCATCTTCCGGATATTCCTGACGGGCGTTTTCCGGCCATTCCCGCCGGGCAAGCAGTTCCAGCGCGGCCTTGATGGCTGGGCGCGTCAGCCAGTAGCAGCAGCCGGCCCAGGCAAGCGGCACGCTGCACTGCATTCCCCCCGCTACTTTCCCGCGGTCTTTCAGGGACCGTATAATCTCCGCCGGGTCCATCAGCAACGTATCCGCGTCAATCTTGATAACCGGATCATCCCCCGGTATGTCCAGCATGCACCCCAGCATGCCGCGCACGCATTCCAGGCCGTTCAAATTCCCCCGGCGCGCAAAATAGGTGATTTTGTAGGATATATCGTTTCCCGCGGGGACTTGTGCCGGAAATAAAGGCTTCGCGGCATCATCAAATAAATAAAACTGGGCGGCCCGGTCAATGCTTCGTATCTGTTCCAGACACAGCCCCAGGCATTGGTGATCTTCTCGATAGCAAAATATGGCGTAGTTCATTGTTGTTTAGTTGATGGGTGAATATATTTGGGATGTTGTAATCCATTGCCCCTGCTGGATATAGATTTGTCCGTTTTCGTCCCGGTGCAGGCGTAAGGCGTGGTCAGTGTCGCAGGCCAACGCTGTCCAGGAATCGCTGATCATGGCTCCGTCCCCGCCGCCGGTCGTGTTGGACGTATCTACCACCAAATCAAGCTGGGTGCCTAATAACCCCAAGGCAATCGTTGTTCCGTCCGGCAAGGTGTGTGGCTCCTTAACATAATCCAGCACAACATACTTCCCATTTTTCCGCAAAGGGGCGCGAAAACTCAATTCTTCCGCGTCGCCTCCAGGAGTGACCACAAGGGACAATACCCCCGCCGTGGCATTGGACAATCCCACGGACGCCCCTCCACCCAATTCATGAACCGCAGTATCTACCGTTAAATCAAGTTCCCCTTTCAATCCCTCAGGAGAGACGGACAACTTTACAGGCCATTCCCCCGGCTTGGGTGAATCTACCGCCGTTGAATCAATCCTGATCTGTAAAATCTGCGTATCAATGTCATTCCCGTTCTGATCCTTGTCCTTTTTCCATTCCAGGCCATCCCCAGGTTCCACTTTTTGGGCGGACAAAGACAGTTTTCCTTCTTCATCCTTAATGTTGACCGAGCCGTCAGAAGAACATAACAGTTTCAGCTTGTAAGGTTCTCCCTTGTTTTCGCCTTGCCCTCCCTGATTTCCTCCCTGATTTCCTCCCTGATTTCCTTCGGAGTTCCCGCCGTCTTCCTTTTCTTCGTAAATCAGGGAACAATCTCCGTTGGAAGGTTCTTTCGCGTCCTCAATCAAGGCGCTGATTTTCCATGTTTTTATTTTATTTCCGTTTTCTCCGTCTTCTTCTTCTTCCTCCGCCTGAATTCCTTTCCCGGCTTTAATGACAATTTCGTCCGGACGGATAATATAAACAGGCCCCCCGGCGTGCCGCCAAATAAGTTCTTCCCCAATGGTAGCCAACGAAAATTCCAGGGAGGTTCCACTTCCTTCCGTGGCGGTTCCTTCCTGAACCACGCCGGAAGAAAATTCCCCGGCATCATCCAGCGTGACAACAAGCTTGATTTCCCCGGTGTAGGTATCGCCCGCAATCAGGGTCCATTCTTTTTCCCCTACAACATATTCTTTCCCTTTAACAATTACGCGCCCCTGGTGGCAGCACCAGCCCCAGGCCCCCGCGTCGTCCTTCCGGTACAGGACCGCAAAATCCATTTCCGGCAGGGGCAGGGCGTCAAAATGCTGTGGGACCATCATTTCCCCTGCGGTGCTGACGTTTTCCGACAGGTGGCGGATGCTGTCACCAAGAGCATTGAATTTTCCTGCGCTTAAAGGATCGCCTGCTTTGAAAATAGGTATCATGATTTCATGATATGTTTCCGGTTATCCCCTCATGGTGCGCTGCGCCTTTTTCAGCAGCCATGATTTCACTTTTTCATCCCGCTTCCGTATTTTGGCTTTCACTACTTCATCAAGTAATTGATTGATAATAAAGTTTATGTTTGGGTGGTACGCCGTGGAATTGGTAATGATTATTTCCCACTTTCCACGGCGGTTCACCAGCCGGGCCCGCCCGCCGCCGGTTCCGTGGCGTTTCACCCAGGCGGGGATGCCGGTTTTCCGTCCGCTCAATACCGCTCCGGCCATCCATCCGGCGGCCATGCGCCCCACGCGGGCCAGGCGCCGCTTATATTCCGCGTTCAGGGCCTGTTTTGTCGTCCAGGCCCGCGGGCCGTGCCAGTCCAGCTTCATTCCCTTCCGCCCGCGTTTCATCCCAAATCGTTTCAAGTGCGTGCGCGGATCCACAATCAGCACGGGATCTTTAGGCCGCGCGAGCATGAACGGGGAAAGATGGTGCGCTCCGTCGTCATAAGTCATCAGTTGGCCGCGGGAACGGTAATAGCGGGGCTTGGCAAATTCAGAGCCCATAATATCCCAGCGGATCCGCGTTTCCTGGCGGTTTTTCGCTTCCGCTCCCTGGACGCGGGCGCCGTTTCTTCCCCCGCCTGAAGGCGGCGTCCAGTCAATAGCCGCTTTGGTGAAAATCCGGCCATAGTCCAGGGCGGCTTCATGGGCCGCTTCCTGGGCGCCGGCTTCCAGTTCCCGGCAAAGCCGGGTGAAGCCGGCCATGTTGAATTCCGAACGGACTTTCATGATGCAAGATCCATGTGGATCATAGGATCCGTGTTGCCGCTCGTTACCGTGGTAATATAATATATGACCGGCTGATCCCCCAGCGGGGCGGAAACGGTGAGGCGGTCCCCGGCCCGCGGAAGCTTGGGAAGGTCATGGGCTCTCAACATGCAATGTGCCGTAACCTGTTTTTCCGCGCCTCCAATTTCCACGGTGTACCCCACGGCGGCGGGGGAAACAACGGCGTAACAATCCGCATACACGTTCCCTTTGCGCAACAGCCGCACACGTTCCCCCAATTCCCGGATCATGTCATTCCCGCCGGCGGTTAATAACTCACGTACACTCATTGATGATAATTTCGGAAAAAGGGCCGCCGCCCGGACGTTTGCACGGTTCCGACGGCGGCCCATAGTTCAACAAATACCGGACAGGTTATGCCGCGGGATCTTCTTCTCCGGCGTCTTTTTCGGACGCGGTTCCGGATGCCGCGGCGGCGGTACTCAACAACCGCAGATTTTCCGGCAGGGCCACAACGGTTCCCACGGCGGCTTCTACGGAATGCATAACCCCTTCCATCCCAGGCACAACCCATTGTTTCAAGTAAAGCTTGATGCCTCCGATGCTGCCCAGTTCGGAAACGAAAATGGCGCCGTTTTCGGTGGGAATCAAGGGCTGGCGGCTGATGATGCCGATGGCATTTTCATATCCCATATATCCAATGGTTTTTTTATCGTCAGACAGGTCTTCCAGGCCGGTAGCCTTGTAAATGCCGCCAATCCCGTACACGCCGGTTTCCAATTTCAGGCTGTCCGCGTTATAAGGCGTCAGCTTGGCGTGGTAGGTGGGATTCACCGTCAGGGCGGACACTTCCGGGATGATCAGTCCGGAAAGCACGGTTGCCACGTATTCCGGCGTGAAGCTTTCCAGCGTCACGCCGGAAATTACTTCCGGCGCGGCGGTCTTGATCTGCGTGTGCAAGTCCTTCAGGACGGCCTTGGCTACGGTTTCAATAGCCTTGTTCAGCTTCCCTTCCAGGCGGCTTCCGGCGGCCATGTCATAGGACGTGACCAGGAACGGGCGGCTGTAGCGGTTGCACTCAATGCTGACGGCATCCGTTTTGACGGCGGAAACGTTCCAATCTTCCGGGTTCTTGAGGGCTTCCCCTACTTCCCTGGCAATTTCAATGGTTAGCGTGACGGCCCGCCCTGGCCCAAAAGTCACAATTTCGTCCGTGTAGTCCGTTGTATAACGGTCCAGCGGGGCAAAAACTTCGCTTACCGCGGCAAGGCTTTTGCTTGCAACAGTTTTCCAGCCCAGGCCGGCAATGCTGTTCGTGTTTTCCGTCATGTGCATGCTGGGCTTCTGGTCGGTCAAATTGGTGACCGGGAACAGATCCTTCATATTAAACGGCTTGTTTCCTTTATTGGCGATAGTCATATGTTTTTTGTTTTCTAATAGTTGAATGTTAATATGTTGTTATTATTCGGAAGAAGCGCTTCCGAACGCATAAACGGTTCCACTCACGTCCAGTTTCACGGGGCCCGTGTTGGTCATGCTGCGCTTGACAGTCTCAATGAATACCGTTGTGGCTTTGGGCGTGTTGTTCCAAATGGGCGGAATGGTATTATTCAAAAGGAGGGTGCTTCCCATGGTCAGCGTATAATCCCCTCCCAGGGGGAGGGCTCCGGACATGCTGAAGCTTAATTTTTCGTCAATGATGTAAACACCAATGACTTTTCCCATATGATCCTTCTGTTCGTATTTCTCCATGGACCCGTCAAAATTCATGCTTTCGACAAGGATCCCGGATTCGCTGTTTTTGATCCCGAATTCCGGCGTTGTACCGTAAAGAGTTGGCATCGTATGATTTCTTTCTTGGTTGATTCTCCGGTCTGACGGGCCGGGACGTAGGAATCTCAATCGCGTTCAAAGCCATTTTTTCACGGCCTCCGGATAGGCGGACGTGACGGCAAGGCGGTCATCCACGGTCAGAGACATGAATTCTTCCCGGCTGGCGGGCAGGGCTACCGTTTGCGCCGGGGCGGTCATTTCGGTTTCCGTGGCTGACGGAAGATCGGAAGCGGGAATATTCAGGGCCGCCAATCTGGCCGTTACCTGTTTTTCCACCAGTTGTTCCGTGATTGCCGCCTGTTGATCCTGGGCGGCTTTCAGCTTCGCCACTTGGGCCTTCAGTCCCTTGTTCATGGCAGCCAGGCGGCTGTTCTGCGTTTTCAGCGCTTTCAAGGGATCCTTTTTCTTCCCGGATCCCGTAAGGCCAAAAATACGCATGCAGATGCCCCCCGCGGCGTTTTTCAGGTTCAGGCGGCTTCCGGTCATGCCTGCCGCCGGGGCGGTTTCTTCGTCTTCGTCTCCGGCGTTTTCTTCTTCGTCGTCCTCACCGTTTCCGGCGCTTTCGTCGTCATGGATGACTTCATCCACAAAGCCGTAAGCAATGGCTTCCGCGGCGCTGTAATAGACGCTTGCCTTATGGTCATTGCTGACCTGTTCCCAGGACTTTCCGCATTTTCCGCCATAGATGGCAAACATGCGTTCCCGTTCTTTGATCAGCATGGCCGCATAATTCATGATTTCATCCGGGTTCCCCCAAACGCCCGCATAGGGCTGATGTACCATGAATTTAGCGCTTTCGCTCATAGCTACCGTATCGGCGGCCATGCACAGCAGGCTTGCCGCGCTGGCGGCCAGGCCATGAACTTCCGCCCGGACAGGGATCTTGCATGAACGGATGGCATCGTACATGCTCAACGCGGAAAAAACGTCCCCGCCGGGCGAGTTCACGCGCAAGGTGATGCTGGACGCGCCCTGATTGGCGGCGGCTTTCAGCTTATCGGCAAATTCAAGGCATTGGGCGTCATCCCACCCAATAACCCCGGTAACGTCCACGACCGCCACGGCACCGGAGGTTCCGGCTTGCATGGTCAGCATGGGCAACTGGTATGTTTTTTTTCTATTCATGATATGATACAGGTTTCCCTATATATTTTCCCCGCCGTCTCTTTTGCTCTTTTCCCCGTTGCCGGCATTTTCCGGTTCATCGTCTTCCGGAGGCGGCCCCGGGTGCACGTCATGGGCCGCATGTGTGGAGCCGATGGCGCCAGGCAAAAGTTCCGTGATGGGGATGCCGGAGGATTCGGCAATTTCATGAGCCCGGCGCAACAAATCCGCCCGGCGGTCCAAAATGCTTTCCGCAGTCATGCCCTCCGTGGCGAGCGTCCAGCGGTCCGCGTCAGCCAGTCCTTCCCGGATCAGATTGATTGCCAGACCCCCTTCACGGCCTAAATCAATCGTCAAATCACGCTGACCCACCCAGGCCACGTTTTCCCAGGCGGGATCTTTACAGCGGGGGAGGCGCCCCGCCTCCATTTCCAGCGCTACTATATGCCGGTAAATCCGGTTCATGTACACTTCCCGCGCGTCTTTCCGTTCGTCGATCCAGCGCCGCAATTTTGACAGGATCAGCCGGGCAGCCGCGCTTCCTAACGTGTTGATGTCATAGAGGACTTCCGCGTCTAGTCCCACGCCGTAGGCGATTTCTGCGAGCAAGTCGCGGATGAAGGAGGCCACGTTGGGGGATGGCCGCTGGTCATAAATGGCTTTCAGATCACGCCCTGGGGCAAGGCTGACTACACGGGCCCCGCCGCCGGTGACGATTTCAAAGGATTGCGCCGGATTTTCCGGCTTTTCGTCACAGCCCGGTTTCTTTTTGCCCCCAATGGCGGCGGCCATTCCGGGGGCCTTGTCTGCCTCCGTTTTCGTTTCGACAAAGCCCACGGCGGCGGACAGTTTCACGCTTGCTTTTGTAAAGCCGTGTATTTCCGCAATATCCACCCCGTGCCGGATGGCGTGGATTAGATCTGATTCCCCGCGTGGGACCGCCGGATCCGGATCCCGTTGGTACAGGATGGCACAGCCGGCGGGGATGACGATGCAGCGGCCCGGCGCCGTTTCCAGTCCATAAGCAACCGGGCGCCCCTGTGCGTTTGTTTTCACTCCCTGGTTCCAGCCGTCTTCTTTACCCAGGCCCGGCGGCGTGATTATCTTCGGCGCGCTATACCAGGCCACCATTCCCCCACCGTCCAGGCCGCGCGCCAGAACGCACAGGCAATCGCCGTCAATGCTGGTTTTCCTTTCGGCCCATGCCTGCATGGTTTTCCAGGATAATTTTCCCGTAACGTCAAAAGCGGCGGGGCTGGCCACCCGCGCCAGAAAGGCCGCGCGGGCTTTCCGGTTCCAGTCCCGATCTTGCGTCGTAGGAATAGGCATCAGGCAGCCCTGCAATAGCCAAATGTCCCGGACTGCTTTCCGGATTACTCCTGAATTTTTGTACAGGTAACGGGCGGCCCGCATGACGGCGGCCCGGTCATAATCATCCATTTCCGCGGCGTCATCCAGCGTGGGCCAGTACAACATGCCGTTAGCCCAGGGCAGGGCGCCCTGGATGCCTCCGAACATTTGAGGGGGCAGGGCGCGGGGCTGGTTCAGGGCCTCCGGCATAGAACCCAAATCTGCCTTGTTCATGCGTAACTTGTATTTTCTCTTGCGTCGTTTCATGTCAATAATCTGTATTCCTAAATCCTACAATAGTAACGCTTTGTCCCGGATTCGGAGATTGCCCCGTCTTCGCCTTGATCGCCATGTTCAGGGCGGCCAGTAGGCTTTCCGCGTCCATGCGTTGTTGCCGGCTGTAGCTGCTGCCGCCGCCCCCGCTGGCGGATGTGATCATGTCCAGTTCAAGTAGCTTGTCCGCTACTTCCTTTCTTTTGGCCTTGAGTTCCTGAAGGCTGTAAGTCTCCGCCAGGGCATTTAAACTTTCTTGAGAAAATCCGCTCATACCTTATTCCCCGCCGTCTCTTTCTCTCTCTTCTTCCGGTTCGGGATCCGGGACGGATGATTTCAGGACCCACCAGGAAAACATGCAGAGCTTCACGCAGTCGCCATAGTGGTCTCCGGCAATTTTCTTCCATTGGCTGGGGCTGCCGGGTTTCTCTTCTAGTACTTGCCCGCTCAATCCCCTGATCAGATCCGGATCCGCGTTCCCCGGAAGGTGCAGCCCAGGGCCGCGTCCGTGTGCAATGCGTTCGGCGTATAGTTCGATTTTTGCGGCCCGGTCCTGATAGGTGTACAGTTCAAGGCCCGGATGCGTTTTCAAATCCGTGCGATTCCAGACGCCAAAACCCGCGGCGGATCCTTTTGTGGGGTAAAGCTGACCGGGCATCAGGGCGCATTCCGTATAGGTCGCTTCCGCGCTCCAGCCGGAATCTACTAATCCCAGCGCCGGCTGAAAGATCTGATCCCCTGCCTGATACAGCAATCCGGGGAAATGGGCGGCAACGCCTTTCCGGCCTCCCTCCGTCCGGAAACTTAGGATGGTTCCCCAATCGATAACCCATAATTCCCCGCCGGCTGACACGGCGCAAACAACCCAATGCGTTTGCAGTTCCCCCGGATCATAGCCGGCCACCAGGTACAGCGGTTCCACGGGGGGCATTTCTCCCCGACGGTACGCGGAAGTTTTCAGGGCTTCCACAGCCTGATCTTTCACTTTAACCTGATATTTTGAGTAAGGCAGGGCTTCCCAGGAATTCCGGAAGTTCTGCAATTCCATTTGCGCCAGAAGGGCGCGGGAACTTTCCACAAACTTCCGGGCAAACTGCCCAAAGGAAACGAAAGGAGAATAAAGCGAATTCAAATGATACCCGCGCCGGGACGGATGAGCGGCCTCATTGGTGGCCCTCCATTCGCCCGCCTGCATCATGTCTATTTTTTGTGCGTCATAAATGGGCCGTGAACAATCCGGGCAGACATAGCGGGCGCTGGCTTCAATCTCTTCCAGGCTGTCCCCGTCCCAAACCAGCGTTGCCCGGCTGAATTCAAACCGGATCCACATTCCGCAATGGGGGCAGGGCATGAAGTATTCCCGGCAATCCGTCAGGCTGTAGCCCTGCCAGTAGGGTTCATCTTCAACATTCGGTGTACTGCTATGGATGATCAGCCGCCGGGGAAAGGCTTTTGTACGTTCTTCGATCAGGGCGGACGGATGCGCTTCCTTTTTGTTGATATGTTCAAATTTCGCTTCTTCGTCCTGGATAACGTAAGCAATGGGCCGGGATGACAGACGGGCCGGGCTGGTCACGCCGGTCATGTAGATCGGCATATTGTCCAGCGTCATTTCCAGCGGGGCAAAAGATGCGGGATTCCGGAGGATATGCCGGGCAAGGCAGGGATTCGCTTTCAGAAACGGCTGAAGGCGGTTGCGGGAAAAGGGCGCGGCCAGATTATCGGATGGGAGGGCCCATAGCAAGGGCATGGGATCGTGTTCCAATAGATAGGCCAGGGCCAGGAGGTCCAGCGTTGTTTTTCCGGTTTGGGCTGCCCAAACCAGATATAAGTGTTCAATCCGGGTATTACGCAGGCATTCCAGCGGTTCCCTCATGTAAGGCTGACGATCCAGGGACACGGGGCCCGGCGCGTTTGGGGAGGTTTCCCTCGGCAGCCTCAATTCCCGTTCCACCCATTCCACCACACTCCCCCGCGGCTGAAATAGGAGATCTTCTAACAT